GAGAACGGCAGATTGCTGGTCAGCAGAACGCTGCCGCGCTCGTACCGTTCAGCCAGCAGGGTGAAGACGACTTCCATCTCTTCGCGGGTTTGCCGGACGTAACCGAGGTCGTCGATAATCATCCCTGCGTAGCGCGAGTAACGCTTGATCAATGCGATAGTTTGTGCGGCCGTGCAGCCGTGGCAGCTGCTCTATTTTCTGCCCGCCGTACCAGACCTCGATGTGCTCGGCGTACACACGCGCCTCGACGATCTCGCCGATCAGGCGGCTGTTCACTGAGTAGTTGGTTCCGCGCCGCCATGATCAGACTGCCGGAGTTGACGCGTACCCGCACTCGCTTGGCACTCTCCAGCCGTCGTTCCGGCAGCGGGCGTAACTGCTCCATCTCTTCCGCCAACCTCGGCTTGCGCCCGCGATTGAGCTGCTCGAACAGCTCGCGGAGAAATGCACGGTATTCCTCAACCGTTGCGAAGTCCCGGCTGCCGCGTAGCAACAGCGCCTGATCCAGCCCCCGCTGCAGTCGATAATGTCGCTGTTCGATGTCGCCATTCTCGTTCGGTTGTCCGGTCTGGATCTTGCGACCCTCCAGTCCGTAGTGCCGCAACAGCGCCTGATAGTTTTTCTGAAACTCCGCCTGTTCGGTCAGGTTGTTGATGGCGGCCGTCATCCGGTCCGTGCGGTGCAGACGCGGTACGCCACCCAGTTCCCACAGCGCGTTTTGCAGACCTTCGCTCAGGCTGGCGAAACTCTCCGACGAACAGATCGTTCCCGTCTCCCAGTTGGAGTACGTCAGCACGAAGTGGTACAGCATGTAGGGAAATGGCTCGCCGCCGATGGTGATGCCCAACTCGGTCAGGTGGGTGAAGTCGGACTCGCACAGCTCTGCGGCCCGATGCTCCTGTACGAAGTAAACCTCTCTCGCGGGGCCCTCCGTCGCACGCCATTGCTTCATGCGGCGCTGCAAGGTCCGCAACTGCCCGTCCGCAAAACGCTCCGGATACTGCCGTTGCAGTGCCGCCAGGAGGGTCTTTGCCTCCAATGCCGGAGTACTTCGCAACTGCTCTTGGATCTCTGGCCACACCTCGGCGAACCCATCTTGCCGCGTCCGCCAGTGCCGCTCGGCCTTCATCTCGCTGGGCAAGCGCCGGGCTCGCAGGTACTTCCGTGCTGTCTTCACGTCCATGCCAGCCTTCGCCGCCGCAATCGCTTGCGTCTCTTCGGTGTTCGACAATTTGTACAGCCTCCTTATCTGCTGGTCTGTCACCATGCGGAAAGCGCTCTCCCCGAACGCTTTCCGCATCGTCTCAACTCACTTCAGATAGGGAAAAATAATTGTCGCCGGGCCGGGAACTTTAATTGTCGCTGATCAGCGCTCCTGAACGATTTTCACGACCTGACTTTTACGCCCGTCACTGGATTCGTCAGGGACTTCGTCGGTGGCCGAACCCGAACTGATCTGCTGTGGAACCAAGTCAGAGAATCGTGACGGAACGGTGATGGGCTTACCGATTCCCGCCGACTTGTTTGAAACACTGAATGGATTGGGCTACTCAAGAGCGTGGCAGCGGCTCGATGCATCGCGATGGAGCTTGGGGCTGGCTGAGGTCCCTGGCTCGTAAACGCGGCCAACACATGCAGGCGTATCGGTACAGTTAACTTTCCCTTCTGCGGAGTTGAAGCTGATCCAGTGTGCTTTGCGATGATGCACCAGAACTTTCAAGATAACGGGCTTGAGACCCTCTCAGCACGATCTGCCAATGCCGGCGGTGGGGTGGTGCCATCCGTAGCGCAATGGCCCGTTATCACGGACGCGCAGAACGCCGGTGGCGTCCGGCATGTCTGAGACCAGGTATCCTCAGATGCTGAATACATGCAGGGAGCAATGAGAGCCACGCGCGCCCAGTGCAGTTCATTCGTTTGGTGACCTGTTGCGTCGCCGACCGACATCGATGGGATCTGCTTCATATCGACCTTCAGCGCCGGGAATTTGCGGTCTGTCAGGCATTTCCAAAAAAGAGCTGCGCGAGCGTGTCACGTGGCTGATGATCGACACGCACTCACGAAGGCTCGAAGGCGACCTCATGAGGCTGTTGTTCAAAGAAGGCTGCGTGTGTGAAAACGAGAAGCCGTCGCGGCCTATTATAAATTCGGTAACGCGCGGGGAGTTCTTGAACGAATGACACAAGTTTGGCACAATAAGTTTGGTATAATCCATCCTTAAGCTAAAGCATGACTGCCGAAACCGATTGTGAGAGGCTCAGTTCCGCTGTAACGAGGAGGCATGCAAGGAAATTGATAACAACTAAACCTTCGAAATCCAGTCTGTCCATTTCAATGGCAAATCAGATACGTTCCAACCCTGATTCTTGCCAACCTACGATGAAGATCGCCGTTGTTATCGCTGCTTACAACGAATCAGCAACCCTGCGTCCTCTGACCATCCGTCTGCTGCAGTCACTTGATGCTCTCGAGAACAGTTCCTGGCGACTTATTTATGTGATCGATGGCACCGACGGCACTGTCGAAATTGCGCGAGAATTCGCGGCACAACGTCCCCAGATCGAGATCATCTACAACGAACGCCCCAGCGGTCTCAGCCATGCATTCTTGCGAGGTTTTCAAGCTGTTCCTGACAACACTGATTATGTTGTCACGATGGATGCTGACTTAAACCACCAGCCAGAGGAAATAGGGAATTTGCTTTCTGTTGCCTACCAGTCTGAGGCCGATATAGTTGTTGGTTCGCGACGGGTGCAGGATGCGACCGTAAACGGAATGCCAGTCTGGAAAAATGCTCTTAGTCAGTCTGTGAATAGGATGATGCAGTTCATTATGGGTGTCCCGATTAACGACCTGACGTCAGGTTTCAGGGTTTACCGCGCCGGTGCCCTACGGCAGATTCACTTTGAAAATGTTGGCTTTGCATTCTTGCCCGAGATCCTGATTGACGCTGTTTCCAGACGGCTGAAAGTAGTGGAAGAGCCCATCCGCTTCGTATTTCGTGAATCTGGCGAATCTAAAATGAAATTGTTTGCTACTAGCATGAGCTACCTAAAGCTATTTGCAGTCCGCGCATTCAATGGTGGTACCGCCGGGGAAAAGGGATAATGATTACTGCACTAGGATGGTTAGTATAGTCAATGATCGCAATGATATTAATCGCTCCGAATGGCGGGTAGTATTCTTCAACTTGCATGGGAGTCTCTCTGAATCCGGCTGATGTCTGGCGCTTATTTTCCGAATCCAAACGCCGAGATAAGGAGCAGATCGCGGTTGGCTGGAGCAGGCTGCGGCAGGCGAGATTCCTGCTCGTTAGTAGATCACCATGTTGCCGACGCCGGCGAATGTGTATCCCCATGGCGAACCAGGGAGACCGTTCAACTGGCGATTCTGGAAGTCATATCCATCTATTGCGGCACAGATCTTGTAACATGTCTCAAGAGCGTACACGAAGGATCCTACCCTCCGGACAACACTCACAGCGCCTCCCGTCGGATAGACAGACTCAGTAAGAGACATTCCGGAGAAACTGAGGACAGCCACCCCACCATAGTAATTAAAAGGCTCCATCATATAAGTGGCGAGAAGTAAAAACGAACCTGACGATTCCCAAGTCACATCTGACACACGAACCGGCGTGCCCTCCGGGTCAAACGTTACGCTAAAAGGTTGCGTCGCTAGGGTTAGCGTGCCGTCGCCAGCAATGCTGAAAACCTGCACATTTCCCGTCGGCTGAAGCTTCCAGGCTGCCAGGTATTTGCCGTCCGGTGACACACTCAGTCCGTCAGCGCAGGGACCTGCCGGTAGCGTATAAACAAAGGCAGGCGTGAGCATGCCATTGGAGGCCCGCGTGTAAGTGAGGATGCTGCCGGCAGATCCCGCTGCACAAGTGGCAACGAATGCCTTAGTCCCGTCGGGCGTGAATACCACGACCGGAGGAGCCAGATTGGGTATGGTGATGCTGCCCAAGGGTTGCAGCGACCCATCTGCCGGATAGGTAAACACTCCAGTTGTTTGGCTGTTATCGATAAATCCAGGTAAGTAGAGATTCGATCCGGTTGGATCTACTGAGGGCGGCCCATAGTCATTTGTGCTCGGCAGGGTGCCGCTGCTAATCAGCGTAAGCGAGTAATCAGGGTTTACCTTGAGCGACTCCAGGACCTGACCGTCGACCATGAAAAGCAGCGGCAGCGTTGGCGAAGAGCCGAAGACGGATCCAGTGATCGCTGTTTCTGGCGAGGACGGCAGCAGCGTCAGGGAACCGTTGCTCGAGATCTGGTATCCAGCGCGGTCGGTGGTATAGAGCGCCATGTTCCTAGCAGGCGCAGGGCTAATCACAATGCTGAAGCTAGCATTGGCCATCGAAGGTGGCATGCCATTATCGGAAACCTGTAGGGTGAAGTTTGACATGCCAAGGGCCGTCGGCGTGCCCGAGATCAGACCAGTCGTTGCGTTCAGGGTAAGGCCACTCGGCAGGGCGCCTTGGGTAATCGACCAGGTATAAGGAGGGAAACCGCCGCTGGCAGCGAGAGTGACACTATAAGGTAAATTTGCTTCCCCGATGGGGAGGCTGGCGGTCGTGACTTGCAGCGGGGAGGCGACGGTTACCGAGAAGTTGGCACTTGCCACTCCTGGCGAAAGCGCGGAATCCGAAACTGCAACGCTGAACGAAAAATCATCTGCCTGAGTTGGCGTCCCCAGCAGTGTGCCAACACTAGCTAAGACCAGCCCCGGAGGCACGTTCCCCGAAGCAGTCCAGGTATATGGTGGTATCCCCCCGGTGGCCCCCAGCGTTTTGCGATATGCAGAGTTGACCCGTCCACTCGGCAGCGGCGACTGAGTTGTGATTTGGAGCGGCGACGGAGGCGTTGGGCTGGATGAGCCGCCGCATCCCGAGAGAAGACTTGCCAGGCAGAGGCTAGCTGCCAGAAAAGCTATCTTCGCAGACCGCATGCTCGCCTCCCCTCTCGCACCAGGTGAGAGGTTTCCTGACGCCACATTCCAGCATGGGACGTGAGCTCTGACTAGGAGTAACGGGCTCTCGGATGAAGCATGTTCAACCTCGATCTCACCCCACAGAGGAGTATAGCCCCAAAAAAGAAATACACAAATGCCGGCTGTTTGGCCAGCCAGACTACGAACCAGCCAACCATCGGGCGTTTTAGCCAGGATTTCCATTTGACTTAGATAGAAAGGAGAAGCGATCATGCGCTCGAGTGGACTTAAAGACAGGAAACGTAATCCCCCAAAGCTTGGAGGGAAGATCGATTCCGGCGAGCGGCAGGCCGTCGAGTAGCGAGACCAGGGTCACCATGAGATCGATACGATATAAGTGGACAAGTGGACATAACTTTTGTGGTTTTTAGAAGTCGCAATCAGCCATTCCTGGTGATGCTGGTTGGGGGACTTGTGGATGCCAAAATGTGGGAGGAGTACGCCGCTGTGCTTACTGCCCTGCACAGGCATATGTACATCGGCTGAAACTCCGCCACCGGAGAGTAACGAGACGCCCGCGCCAGCCGAGGGTGAAGAGGGACCAAAGCCAAAAGGCAAAGTTCCGCACGGAGCCAAGCGCTTCAAGCAACTGCTGAAAGATCGCTATGACGCCAATCAGAGAGCGGATACCGCAGAAAGCGAGAACGCTCATCTCAAGGAACGTCTGAGACTGATCGAGTCAGGCCAAAAGTCTGCTGAACCGGCCAGACTCGCCGTTCCTGAAGGTAAACCGCTGCGCGCCAGCTATTCGAGCGACGAAGATTGGGTTGAGGCGATATCGGAGTGGAAAGCAAAGCAGATTCTTGCTCGTGCGAAACAACAGGAGATGGAACAGGAGCGCCAGTCGCGTGACCAGTCCATCCATGCCTCATACGTAGAAAGCGCCGATCAGTATACCGAGTCTCATCCTGATTTTAATCAGGTTGTGCTCGGAATTCGCATTGCGGAAGACGTTGCGCCCGGAGTGGAAGCTGCTATTGTGGGCCGTCCGAACGGCCCGGAAGTAGCTTACTATCTCGGTCAGCATCCTGAAATCTGTCAGGAGCTGTCGCAAATGAATGCCGCTGATGCTGTCGCAGAAATTGGCGCTATTTCTTATTCTTTGGCAAGGCCCGCAAAACCCGCATCCAGAGTAACTGCTCAACCGGCCCCAATTCGGCCTATGAGTGGCGGCTCTACACGCGTGGCGCGAGATATAACTGGGCCTGACGTGTCCTATCGGGAACACAAGCAGTACATGAAGGACACTTACGGCAGGTAAATCGCGTCAAGGGAGATAACCCTTGCCGAATACATTTCTGACAATTTCGATGATTACCCGCGAAGCACTTCGGGTACTCGAAAATAACCTGACGTTCACCATGCTGGTGCGCCGGGATTTTGATGACAACTATGGTAGAGCTGGGGCCAAGATTGGAACAGTTCTCAACATCCGCAAACCGCCTCGTTACATAGGCCGCATCGGGCAGGGCCTTCAGATCGAAGACGCAACCGAAACCAGCGTCCCGCTGGCACTCAATATCCAGCGCGGCGTCGATATTGCGTTTACCTCACAGGACCTGGCCCTCTCTATTGACGATTTCAGCGACCGCTTTATCAAGCCTGCTATTGCCAATGTCGCTAACGGTGTTGACTTTGATGGGCTGTCTCAGTATGTGAACCTGTTTAACATCGTCGGCACTCCGGGCACCGTCCCTAACCAACTGCTGACATATCTGAATGCTGGCGTGGATATGGACAACATGGCCGCTCCTATCGATGGGGAACGCTCGTTAGTCCTTAATCCGCAAATGCAGGCCACGATTGTCGATTCTCTCAAAGGATTGTTCCAGTCCTCAGAGAAGATTTCGGCTCAGTATGTCAAAGGCAAGATGGGCGAAACGATTGGTTTCAAGTGGCACATGGATCAGAACGTTCGCTCACAGACGATTGGAGCGCAGGGCGGAACGCCAACGGTAACGACAACTGCCGGTCAGACTGGCTCGACCATCAACACTACCGGCTGGACGATCAACACCAACGTTCTGAATAAGGGTGACATTGTTCAGTTCGCGGGCGTCTATGCGGTAAATCCGCAGAACCGCACTCAGGTCACGATGCCTAATCCTGGAGCGCTTACCCTGGGGCTGGCAAACTGGGTTGTTACTGGAGCTGTAACTTCAGACGGCTCCGGAAACGCAACGATTCCGATTGCCGGGCCTTCCGGTAACGGCATCATCATCAGTGGCCCGTTCCAGAATGCCTCAGCTTCTCCCACAGCTTCAGGAACGGTCTATGTGGTAGGAACTGCTGGCACTGTCTCGCCTCAGGGTCTGGCATTCCATCCAGACTGCTTTGCAATGGGCTGTGCCGATCTTCCGCTTCCTGGCGGAGTGGACATGGCTGCTCGCGTCAACGACCATCAACTGGGCATGAGCCTTCGAATGATTCGTGCTTACGATATCAACACTGATCGTTTTCCAACTCGTCTGGATATCCTGTACGGTTGGACAACGCTCTATCCCGAACTGGGCGTCCGTATCGCCAGCTAAAAGGAGAGAACATGGCACTATCAGCGACAACTCTTGTAGGGGCGATTGGAAGCACAGACACATACTTTGCGGTGGCATCGACTACCGGAATCACCGCCCCTAACGATACAACCGGCGCTGGAATCACTTTCCTGCTCGTTGAAAACGAGATGATGAAAGTGACCGGCGTCAATACTGTTACCAATGTGGTCACAGTTCTGCGCGGGCAGAGTGGCACAGCAGCGGTAGCTCACGGAGCCGCGACTGCCGTAACCATCGGGAATCCCGGAGTGCTGGGAGATTTCTCACCCTTCGCTCCAACGATTCTTGCAGAAAAAGTTGATCCGCAGGCAGATAGCGGATGGTCTGCTCCGGCTGCGGCTGCATCTAACGTGGTCACCGCAACAGGATGGAAGTTCCACCTTACTGGCACCACGATCATGAAAACCCTGACTGCGTTTCCCGGATACGTTCAGGGAGGGCCAATCACGATCTCCTTTGACGGCTCAACCGCTGGCCTGACCTGGGATGCTACGGGAAACATCGCTGTAGCTGGATCAGTCGCAGCGAAAAGCACTGTGGATTTTCGCTACGAT